GATAACGATGCTTAATCATCGTGTGATCATTGACATTTAGCGACCAAGCCATGTCCCAGGCTGGGAACCGATCCTCTAGGCGAAGGATGGTCCCCTCGAACCCCGGCGCGACCGTGCAGAGGGTGCGGTCTAACCGCGCATCGTGGTTGCCGATATTCCAGAACAGTTGAGGGCGGGTGCCAGGTGCTGCCAAGACGATCTCGTGCAGACGCTCATCACAGATTTCTAGCTCTTCTTTCACCGAAGGTAGTTTGGACCATCCAATAGGCGGGTGACGGGACACGCTGGCCCCGTCGAAAATATCACCATTGGCACAAATCACGGCGGGCTTAAGGTCTTTGATCAGTTCGAGCAGCGCCATATTGGCAATCGTTTGATCTTCATCCGGCCAGAAGTGAGCGTCCGAGAAAACTACGATGACGCCATTTTCTAGCCATAGATCGTTCTGGCGCTTGTAGGCCCGACCAACGTCGGTTTGCCAGCCATATTGATATCCGCGCCCTGCTGTTTCTGGATTTGTTTGAAGGATGATGCCTTTATTAGCAAGATTGGCGCGGCGCAGATAAACTCCCCTGACATTTATCCCCAGCAGATTGGCCGTTCCTTGGGGGCTGCAATGGGATCTCTCCCAAGCCGCTATAAATTCGCTTTCTGGAATGTCAGTTGTTTTAGGAGCCATCTTCTGTTGCCTTTACCTTTGCATGATACGCGGCATACCGCTTTGCGATGATTTCGCGCCTGTGCCCGCCTTCCCATAGACGACGCAAGTCGCTGCGGGTATGGCGCTCAATAAGTTCGGGAATAGCAAAAATGCGCTTTTTGACTTGGTAATCATATGATCCGACCATTCCGGCATCGACCCAGCCTCCATCACGCAAGGCACGCTTTAGCATGGTGTATGAGATTTTAATACCCTCTGGAGCTTCCTTGTTGGCCATCTTCAGGCTTTCGCGCAAAGGTGTCCCGATAATGCCGCGCTCAAAGGCACCGACGCGCAATTGGACCTGGCTCAAGATCCAACTCTCTGCGGTGGTCATGTTATATGAAATTAAATCGTGCTTAAATTTCGTCATGGGGGGTGCAGCGCCGGGATTGAACGCTTGCACGTCACGATTCCAAAGCCATTTGGCCACAGCCTCATAGCCGCCGGTCTCGTACCAATCCCACATGGCCTTGGAATCGAACTCGCTCATTCGGCCATTGTGAGACCAGACGCAGAACCACCGCCGGTCCTGATTTTCTAGCTTGATCGGCACAGCCTCATTGCTAAACGCGATCACGATAGAACGGTTGAGCATCTCGTAAGGATGCAGCCGCTTACGATGCACGGTAATCATATCGGGCGGTGTCGCGATGACAGGCTTTAGCTTGTTGGCAAAGGCCCTGCGCTCACGCGAATCAGGTTCTTTTAATTCGTTGATAATCAGCACTTCACTTTCGAGGTGATATCCCCACGAAGATGATAGGGTTTCATTGCTGGCAAGGCCACGGTTGCGAAGATCTGGACCGCACACCGCATGAATGAACGGTGCCCACATTGTGTCTTTGCCGCAACCCTCTACGCCGCCGTGCAGGCAGGCATGGTTGATCTTGCGGTGAGGCACCTGGAGCTTATAGGCCATCATATCCCAGATATGATTGCGCTCGTAATCGTCCGGCACAAGCACCTTACAATGGTCAAGCCAACGCTGCGGATCTTGGGCCTTCTCAGGGATCGGGGGCCGCGTATTCATCCACCTGTTGCCAAAGATCTCGCCGTTACGGGCCACCAGCACACTTTCGCCAGGTGCATAGGTGATGCCGGCAAGGATCTTGCCGTTCATTGCATTGCGGTTTTCGTCATAGCAAACCGACGCCTCCACCCGCCTATTGTGGTGGATGCTGCGGCAATTGAGGTGGCGAAACAGTGAGTTGAACGTGCCGCGAGGGATCTCTCGGCGGTCTTGCATGTCAAAGAAACTATCGTCTACAGAGATATAGGCGAATCTCTCGTACCATTGGTGCTTCTCGATACGGTCGAGCTGCCTGCTTTCAACTTCCTCTAAGATTGTCTTGAGTCTCATCATGCTATCCTTTGCCAAACACCATAGCCAATTTTCTTAACAAGACCGCGCTTAAACATTCCGTCTAAAGCACGCTTTATACCTTTGGTGACGGACGATTCACTGTCGCCCTTGTCGGCCAATTTCTTAATATCGTCCTCACTAACCAAGCCGCCAGTAGCAAGGGCTTTGACACACAAGGCATCATATTTGGAGAACCTGCCGTTACCTTCGCTCACATTTGGCGCAACCGTGTGACGCGCAACTAGGGACGATATTTCGTCCCCGTCTTCGTCGTGTCCTAGGACAGAGCGCGTCATCTCAAAATAGAGATCATCTACCTTGTCGCCGTCTTTCATCTTGTGGACAGACAGGCGAGCGATAGGGCGCTCAGGATCTGGTCGAAACACGCCAAGGATAAAATCCAGATTGGCCGTGATGGCAGACGAACCGCGTGGACGCTCTGCCGCGCTGTGGCCTGTGTGGTGAACCACGATCACCGTGCAATTGAACGCCGCCCTGATCTCGGTGTTAATCATGCGAAGGTAGTCACCAATGTCACTCGATGAGTTTTCGTCACCGTTGAAGGTCTGCGACAGGGTGTCAATCACGACCAGCTTGGGCGTTTCTGGTAGTTTTGAAATAGCATCCTTGATGTGAGCCATTTCCTCTTGAGCCGTCAAAAGGTAGGGTGTTGTGCAAATCTGTAGGTTTTCATTTTCAACTAAGCCAAACTGATTGCACCAAGCATCCAAGCGGCGGCTAATGCCTGATCCGCCTTCAGCCGCGATATATACAACAGGGCCGCTTTTGGTTTTAATGTTAGACCAACTCATTTCATGGGCCATGTGCATCGCAAGGTCGATGGCAATGAATGATTTGTACGTCCCAGAGGCACCAAAGATCATGCCCATGCTATCTTCTGGCACCAGACCCTTAACCAGCCAGCGGACGTTTTTGTTTTTCTCCCTCAATTGGCTTTGAGACAGAAGCACTTCGCCTTGCACAATGTTTTGAGGCGCAGGCGCATATTTCTGCGCCGAGGCCACCATGCGAGACAGGTCTTGGCCGAAGCGGGCTTCCCACCGTGCGAGATCCGCGCCCGTCTCTGGCCGCGTTGCGAGCATCAATGAGCGAAGGTTATTGACCACCGCGCCGGGGGCCATGCCTGCCGCAATCATCATTGAGGACAGTTTCAGCAGGGGGTCGTGATAGGACCGCTCATCCATGTTGGTGGTTATAAGGGACTTATATAGATCAACCGCCGTCAGGCTGGTCTTGTCCAAATCCTTAGCCGCTGAAGGCGCTGCGCGGGTGCCTGAGCGGATCTCTTCAAGGTCTAGGCCGAACGTAGCCACAGCGTCCGCAAGGCTGTAGGAAGCCGTCAGATCGGCTTGTAGGACCGTGGTGGAAAAGACGCCCGTGTCACGCTGTTTAGTGTTGCAGCCTGTCGGGAGACGGCCATATCGAACAATGTTGTTACCGTTACTGTCTGCGCCGATCAGGTTGGCCGCTGCCATGCGCTGCAATACCAAATCAACCAAGCCCGGATCGCGGGCATCCGGATCATCGCGGTCGATCAGTACGCCGACCTGATAATTGCCGGGGGACGTTTCGATTGTGTAAGAGGGATTGCCAAACAATTCGTCGGGCTGTGCATCGTCTGCCAGCAGGACGCAGAGACGGACAAATGCGTCTTTAGATCGACGGCGCTTGTCCGCAGCCATAATGGACACGCAAAAGAAATTGTTATCGTTTACCCGCTTGTCGATCAGGTTTTTCTGACCTGGCGATCCGGTCCAAGCGTTGCCGCCCCAAACAGTCGGTTCCGACTTATTGGGGTCAGAGGCAAAGCTCGTGGTCCAGCCGTAATTGTCCTGTATCGCGCCATAGACGGCACGAAGGAAGTCTGAATTGTCCATAGGTGGCCTTTAAGGGCGGGGGTGGCCTGACAGGTCGTACACGTCTAGAGCGGGGCAAATGCCAAGGATGTTATCCCAATGCCTCTGAGGGATAACGCCGCCAGTCCCGCCCTGATCGACAGGCGTCAACCAGCGGCTGACAGCCGATTGGGTAAGGCCAAGTAAGGACGCGGTGTGCGTTACGTCCCCAATTGTCGTAACCACATTGTATGCCGGATTGCACCCGTATTTAATCTTAGCCATGAGGTCCTCTCGTATGATTGTGAAATCCTTGCACAAAATAAAATATCAAGCAATCCACATAATTTCTAAAAATCATATTGCGTTTTTATGCGGTCTGATATTAGATGGTCAAACTTCAACGGAGCAAACCAAATGACCAACGATGACAACCTACAAGCCTTGGCAATGTTCTGGCTCGCAGCCAAGGGCGAGGAACTGGCGGCAAACCAACGCCGCTTAGATATTGAAGACCAGATCGTCCAGGCTATCAAGCCAAACAAGGACGGCAAGTCCACTTTCAAGCTGGACGGCGGATTGAAGATTTGTATTACCCTCAAGACCAACTTCAAGGCTGACGATATGGCCGCGCTTGAGGTCTTGACCGCAGAGTGGCCTGAGAATTTCCAGCCTGTGCGGATCAAGAAAGAACTCAACGAGACGAAGCTAAAGGATCTGCGGGAATACCGCGCAGACCTTTGGAAGAGCCTTGCCAAACACATCACGTCAAAGGCCGCGAAGCCTTACGTTCAAATCGAATCCGGGGAGTGAATAATGGAAAAAATTGCAAAATATCTACTTCTTCATTGCCCAACTTTTGTTGATCCCATGCTTCCTTTTTCCGAAAACAATTTGGACGAAGAGGTAGAGGTTAAGATGGAAGAAGGATTTCAGCCTTACGGAAACCCATTTTACGGTGATGATGGAGTTTATCAAGCAATGGTAAAATTGGAGGCTGACGATGGCGTTTGACCTTAAAAGCATTAGCCGCAACGACAACACCGCGCCGCCGCGAATTATGGTTTACGGCGTCGAGGGTATTGGCAAATCAACTTTCGCCGCTAGCGCACCAGATCCAATCTTTATCCTGACTGAGGATGGCTTGGGATCTTTGGACGTCGAGCATTTCCCCATCGCTCATTCACTGGATAACGTCATGGACGCCATTGGAGCATTGTATGCAGAAGACCACCCCTACAAGACGGTGGTGCTTGACAGCTTGGATTGGCTTGAAGCCATCATCCACCGTGAGATGGAAGCCAAGCACGACGCCAAAGACCTTGCCTACGGCAAAGGCGCAATGATCGCTGCCCAACAATGGCGCGACGTTTTGGACGGGCTTAACGCCCTGCGGAACGATAAGCAGATGACTGTGATACTTTTGGCACACAATACCATTAAGCGGTTTGACAGTCCTGAAGTCGAGCCGTTTGACCGTTACCAGCCGAAGCTGCAAGAGCGCAGCAACGCCGTGGTGCGGGAATGGGCGGACGCCGTTATGTTCGCCAATTACA